GCCATCGCCGCGACATTGCGGATGACAGGGTAGGACGCACACCGCGCCGCGATCCTCTCTGCCTTGGCCGGGGGCATCGAACTGAACATCACCTCGTTCGACGCCTTCTCGCAGACAGCACGCGCAAAAGCCAAGTGCCTCTTGGCCTTGTCCGGCTTCCAGCGCATACCATCCCAAGCCACCCAGCCGACCCCGCCCGCAACGTATCGAATATCCGAAACGTGCAACCTAGCTAGCCGGGAAGCCAAGGCCCCGTCCGAATACTCAATCGGCCCCTCACCCGGCCTTGCCTCGATGTCAGCGAAATCATACTCGCCGTGCGGGACCGTCTCAAACTCTTCAACTTCCGGCGTGTAGCCGTGAGGCCGCGCCTTCTCCTCGATCCATTCCCACCCGATCTCATACGGCGGGTGCATCCGACCCCAATCAGCCTCAATCGTCTCAGGACTATTGAACCCATCCTCCCACGACGACGCCCACTCCGCGAACAACGCCAAGCCCTCGGCCATGTTGTCCGCCCCCGCCGCAGCCTTGATCGCATAGCCCATCCGAATGTAGTCGTCCCGGTCAGGAAATAGCTCACTAGTGTTAGGCACGGCGCAGAGCGCCGCTGAGAGCCTTTCCATGCTGGGGGCTACTAACCCTGCCTGATCCACCGATTGCCTCTCAGTGGCCCTCTCAGAGCTTTTATCGGCATGTATAATCTCACACCCACTCATTTCGAGCGTCTCGGCAACGTCTGCGAAGAACTTTTCTACCTTCGCCACGCTCACTCGCTTCAGAGCCTTCGGACCTGCCGCCGCAATATCTGTGTCGAGTGTGTATGGTTCGCGTGTGACGGGATGCACACCTGCGACAACGTACTGTTGCCCCTCGCCGAGCAATTCTATAAGCTGCTCGACCCCGCCGCCATCGACGAACCTGATCCGCATACGACCTATCGGCTCATCGCTGCGATACATGAGCAGCCGTTTAGGAAACCGCCCAACCCTGACCGGGGCCTTCCCCAGCGCCTTGACAGCAAGATCGTGGATGATCCGCGACAGGTTCTCGTTGACAACATCAATATCCAACGCCGGGTATCGGCCAGCCTTTAGCCCGATGTTCGCGCCCGACCTGTCCCATCGCTCGATGTCGTTCTCGGTCGGGTCGTAGCTCTGCCAAGCATAGCCACCCCATGTGCCCTGCGCGTTCTGCCGACCGGGCGCTTTACCCGCCTGATCCGCTGTAATCTTTGACATTTCTGACAGCGGCGCGTTCGGCGGTATGACACTTACAAGCTGCTCGAAACCGGCTTGGTGTAGTCTCTTAAAGGTCAGCACGATTAGTCCTCCTCTTGGGCCGCGTAAGCTGGCACACTCTGACTCGGTAGCGCAAGTCTAATTTTTTTGTTGACGAGCGGGCCAGCGGATGCTCAATGTCCACCCCAATGACCGAGATGAAACCGATAGTATCCGTTGACTTCGAGACGAGAAGCGCGACCGACCTCCGTAAGACCGGTGTGTATAAGTACGCCGAGTGCCCCACCACCGACATCTGGTGTATGGCCTACGCCTTCGATGACGAGGAGCCTAAAGTCTGGGTTCCTGGCGATGAGATAGACGTTCGGTTAGAGGACCATATCGTCGAAGGCGGCAAGCTCCGGGCATGGAACGCCAACTTCGAGCGCACGATCTGGAACAAGATCATGGTGCCGCGATACAAGTGGCCGCGCACACGCCTCACGCAGTGGTACTGCACGATGGCGCAGGCACGAGCAATGGGTCTGCCGGGTGCCCTCGGCCAAGCCGCAGCCGTCCTGAATGTAGAAGAGCAGAAGGACAAAGAGGGTCAGGCGCTGATGATGCGTATGGCCCGGCCTCGGCGCACTAACCCGGACGGAACCCATGTCTGGTGGGATGTGCCCGACAAGAAACAGAAGCTGATCGACTATTGTGTCCAAGACGTTCACACTGAAGTGTCGGTCGCGCATGAGTTGCAGGCGCTGGGCGAAGCCGAGCAGGCAGTATTCTGGGTCGATCAGCAGATTAATGACTATGGTATGTGTGTGGACCTCGATTTGCTCGGGAAGGTGCAGGACTTAACTGTCAAAGCCCAGCGGCAGATCGACAGCGAGATCAATCAACTCACCTACGGATATGTCACCGCAGCCACAAAAGGTGCGGACTTGATACGCTGGCTGGCGACTCAAGGTGTAGAGACCAAGAGCGTAGATAAGAACACTGTAACTAAGATGCTGGCGGATGGCGCTATCAGCGATAAGGTTAAGCGTGTTCTTGAGCTGCGTCAGGCCGGAGCGAAGTCCAGCACAGCCAAGTTGGAGAGCATGAAGAACGCAGCCTGTGACGACGGGCGGATGCGCGGCCTTCTGCAATATTACGGGGCTGCAACAGGCCGCTGGGCTGGCCGACTCGTGCAGCCGCAGAACTTCCCGCGACCGACCTTGTCTAACGACACGCTGATGGAAGTGATCGAGAAGATACACGCAGACCAAGACGTAGCAGAATACGGCCACGGCACCTCTATCGCCAGTGACTTGTTACGCTCACTACTAATCGCAGCCCCCGGCCACCGGCTGATGTTCGCCGACTACAGCGCGATTGAGGCGCGTGTTCTGGCTTGGATCGCTGGTGAGGATAAGCTGGTCAAGACATTCACCGACGGCGGCGACGTCTACAAAGAGATGGCCTCGGCGATCTATAATATATCTGTGGATAAAGTGAATAAAGATCAGCGGCAGGTCGGCAAGATGGCGATCTTGGGCTGCGGATACGGCATGGGCGGCAAACGCTTCGCCGAGCAGTGCGCTGTCATGGGCATCGAAGTAGATAAGCAGGAGGCTTATCGGATCGTCAGCGTCTACCGCGAAACTAACGCAGCTATCTCTGGTTACTGGCAGAAAATTGAAGAGAAGTTCAAAGACCTGGCGCGCACCGCCATGGAGGAGAAGAAGAAGTATATTCGACTTCGCCTTAAATCTGGTCGGAGGCTGACCTACCATAACCCTCGTATAGTCGAGGAGGACACACCTTGGGGTGGTAAGCGCGAGGTCGTCGAGATCGACAGCTTAAACAGCTTCACCCGGCAGTGGAGTAGCCAGCGCGTTTGGGGCGGTCTGCTAACCGAGAACGTGGTCCAAGCCACGGCCCGCGACATCATGGCGGTGGCAATGGTCAATCTAAATCAGCGGGGCTACCCGGTGGTCTGCACAGTACACGACGAGGTTATCTGCGAAGTGCCGAATGGCGAAGGCAGTGTCGCAGAGATGGTTGGGATTATGACTTCCGCACCAAGTTGGGCAGCAGGTTGCCCGATTGATGCCGAAGGAGAAGAGGGGACTAGATACAAGAAATGAGTAACGAGAATAAAGTCGCCAAGCCGCGTATATCCAGCATCATACAAGTGGCGTCCGAGATAACTGGAATCCCGGTAGAAACGATAGTCGGCCCCAGTCGCAAGCGCATGGTCGGCAGGGTGCGGGCGGCTGTCATCTATGTAGCGCGGCAGTATTCGGAAGGGCGATACTTCGACCAGAGATATTCATTCCCTCGGATTGCCCAGATACTGAACCGCGATCATAGCTCGATACTCCATGCGTTCTATAGTTTTGACGCTTACTGCGACGAGACGCCGTGGCTGCGGGAGTTGGCAGAGAAACTGAAACAGAGAGTTGATGGCGACCCGACAGATAAAGAAAGCGACGACCAGGTTGGAGCGGAACAGCAGCGCGCAAAAGAAGAAGAGATGTTGGCGCGTGAGATACACGACGCCATCCCCTCGTACACAGGTCGGGCGAAAAACGACTTCAGGCCGGATAAACGTGAAGATGGAGACGACGGCCACAGAGCCTTGCTTCGGGTAGCCGAAGGCTCTCGTTTACTGCTTGAAGCTATCCGAAAAGCGAGAGGCTTAGATGAAGGAAAAGCTGACACCTCTGCGTAGCGCAGATTTTGAAGCAGGCGCGGCGCATGAGCGCCAGACGATCATCGACTACTTCCGGTCGCTGGCTTGGATACACGCAGAGTTCGATGATCTGGCGGACGCATTAGAGGACGGAGAGCATGTCGCTGCCGTCAAGCGACAGAACTGAGGAGATAGAAAATGACTGAGACAGCACACGCAGCGTTCGGTGCGTCGAACGCGAAGCGCCGGATGTCGTGCCCCGGTTCGATGAACGCCGAGGCCAAGTTCCCTGATACTTCCAGCCCCTACGCCGAGCTAGGCACAGCGGCTCACGAGCTTGGCGAGCATTGTCTGCTCAACGATATAACCGACGCGAGCGAAGCTCTCGGCCAGACATTCAACGGCCATGTCGTAGACGACAACATGTCGGGGGCAGTCCAGGTTTACCTCGATGCCATCCGCCATATCCGCGAGAAGGAAGGTAGCCATATCTTCGGTGTCGAGCGGCGGTTCTCGCTTGAGTATCTCGACCCACCGATCCCAATGTTCGGAACCGCAGACTGCGTGATCTACGGCAAAGAACTCGGCAATCTATACATCATCGACTACAAGCATGGTCAGGGTGTCGCTGTCGAGGTGCCGGACAACGCGCAGCTAAAGTACTACGCTCTCGGTGCCGTGCTGAAACTGGGCGACAAAGCCCCCATAAATCGAGTGGTGACTGTTGTGGTTCAGCCGCGAGCGAGCCACCGGGACGGGTCGGTGCGCGAGTGGACATATACAAAGGACGAGATACTCGACTTCGGTACGGACCTGATCGACGCAGCCTACGCCGCTACGAAGGCCGACGCCCCGCTCATTGCTGGCGATCACTGCAAGTTCTGTAAGGCGTCAGGCTCGTGCCCGGCGCTTCGTAGCACGGCGCTGGCTGTGGCGCAGGATGAGTTCGGCGCTATCGTTCCGATGGCGGACATCACGCCCGAGGAGGTAGGTGACTACTTGACCAAGATCGACTTGCTTGAAGAGTGGATCAAGGCGCTACGCAAACACGCATACAACTTGCTTGAGACAGGCCAACAAGTGCCCGGCTACAAGCTAGTAGAGAAGCGCCCGACCCGGCGCTGGAGAACTCAAGAGGGAGTAGCCGAATGGGCTGCCCTTGAGGGGTTGGACGACGACGACCTCTATGAAAAGAAGTTGAAGTCGCCAGCACAGCTAGAGAAGGTGGTAGGTAAGAAGAACCTACCGGCTGATCTAGTGATGTCGGTATCGACTGGCCTGTCTATGGTCAGCGATAACGACGCTCGACCGCCCGCAGCCCTTCTGGCTGCGGACGAATTTAACGTAACTGAGTGAATGAGGTAATACGATGAAAGTTATTTCACCTGAAGCAACGATTAGCTACCCGCATGTCTTTGAGCCGCAGCTTCCGCCCGGCGCGAGTGAACCAGTGTACTCTTGCGCGCTGGTGTTCGCGGATGATGCGGATGTGTCTGATCTCAAGGCTGCGGCTACGGCTGTGGCCAAGGAGAAGTGGGGAGATAAGACGAAGGACATGATAAAGTCCGGGAAGGTCAGACTGCCTTTCCGAACGGACGGTGAAGAGAAGGGCTACCCGGCTGGTTCGATGTTCATGAACGTCAAGTCGAGGCAGCAGCCGCAGATTGTCTCACGCTATGCGGGGCCGGATGGCAAAGCCATGCTCATCACCGATCCGAAAGAGATTTATCCTGGGGCTAAGGTCAAGGCTAGCCTTCGAGCTTATGCTTATTCGGTCAATGGCAACAACGGCGTGAGCTTTGCTCTCGGCAATCTTCAGAAGGTTGGCGACGGCGAGCGCATGGATGGCCGCATGTCGGCTGCTGACGAGTTCTCAGCCGAGCCTCGGCCTACCGCTGATATGTCCGATCTAGACGATCTCGAACTGTAAGATAAAAGTGCCCGGTTTCTCCGTTGGAACCGGGCATTGAGGGCCGGGGGAGGGTTGGGCCTTCCCCGGTCTTTTAATCCAGCGCCTCGGAGATCATCCTAGCTTTCTTACCGAGTGTGCTTGCAACCATTTCGTCAACCGAATTGGCTAGGGCAAACGTCCGCACGATGACTGGCTTAGACTGGCCGATCCGGTGGCACCTCTTAGCCGCCTGTGCGTTGACCGCAGGAACCCAATCCATCTCCGCAAACACAACCTGGTTCGCGGCTGTCAGCGTGATGGCTGTCGAGCAGGCCGTGATTTGGCCGATGAACACGCGGCACTCTGGGTTTGTCTGGAACGTGTCGATCTGCTCTTGCCGCTCGTTCGTCCCCAACCCACCGACCACCACAGCCGGGTCGAACTCGGCTAGTTCCTCGCGCAGCGTTTCAATCGCGGCCTTGTGGTAGGCGAAAACCACGACCTTCTCATAGGCCCTGTCCTTCAGTTCCTCTCTGAGTTGCGCGCCAATCGGCTTGGCCTTGGCGAGAGCCGTCAACCGCCGGATCGAGGCGAGGTACGGCGTGATGGCGTCGAGCTTGTCTGTGATGTCGGTCTGCGTGAGCGCACTCTGCATAATCAGATCGACAGCTTCACGCTCCTTCGGGTCTTCGATGTGCTTGTTGTCGTCCCAGCCGTCCACCTCGACGACTGCATCCTGCCACCAGATCGGCGGTAGTTCGGTGAGAACCTTGGACGCTACCCGGCGCAGCATGATCGAGCGCAGCACAGACTTGAACTCGTCCATCCTCTCCGACTTGTTGCCGAGAACCTTCAGTCCAAACTGTCCGTTCCATGTCTTGCAAAAGTAGAGCGTATAATCGAGGAAACTGGAAGGGTATTGCCAGATGGCTTTAAGGTGGGTCCAAAAATCGCTAACATCATTAGGAATGGGAGTGCCACTAAGAAGCCAAACACGATCAGCAAAACGAACCAGACCATCACCACGACAGTGCTGCCCGTAGCAATACTTTGTGCGCTTCGCTTTAGGATTCTTGAGGTAGTGCGCTTCGTCCAAGACCAGAACGTCTGGCTCCATCTTGGCAATCTCATTGCGCGTCTCCTTCGATTGCGTCATCTTGTCGTATGAGCAGACAAAGACTTCGCGTTCCAGTTGGCCCCACTTCTCGAACTCACGCTTCCAGTTCACCTTGGCGATTGCGGGGCAGATCACTGCGACTTTCGTAAGGCCGAGCTTATCACACGCTGCTATCACCTGGATAGTCTTACCCAGCCCTTGCTCATCTGCCAAGAACGCGGCGGGGTTGGCGGCGAGAAAGTCAGCGCCCTTCTTCTGGTAGTCGAATAGGTGTTCCATGTTTCCTCTCTGCGGCGAAGCAGGCGATCAACGCCGCTTCGGCTCTGCCATCGTCCTTCTTTCTGGCGAAGAGGTGGGCTTGGTCGGGGAAGAGTTCTTGCGCTCTGTGCCGACTGCCGTCCTTGCCGCCATATAGGCGCATAGCTTTAGTCCATGTTGCGGGAGGAACCAAGTCGAAAGTTACATCAAGGCCAGCGAGTACACCTTCGATGATACCGGCGGCGCGGCCAAAGCTGAACATCGAGGACACCCCCTGACCGGGCATGGCGTGTACTTTTTCGATAGTGGCGTGAAGGTCGTCTGCATGTGGGCGCAGCAGATCGGCAAGTATAGAAGCATCGACCTGATTAACTATGCGCGAGCCGCGCTTAACTTTAAGCGTCGGCATATCAATAACGACGAGAGCGTGAGTGTCGGTGTCGAGTATTGCGACTGCGCCTTTAGCGCCAGGATCAACACCGGCTATTTTCATGGCCGAAGTCTAGCCTGTCAGAAGTTAGTCCGCAAGTGGCTGCGTGGCCCCAGCTTCTTGCGGTGGCGTAGACCTTTAGGTTTGTGCCTACGCTTGGCCGTCTTCTGCGGGGACCACGTTGTTTCCTTTGGTGCTTTCTTGGCCATATTATTGCTGGTTCAATTCCTGTAACTCACGCTGCATGGCCTGCATCAAAGTTTGCTGCCGGAAAGCTGATCGTGATTTTCTAACGGTATCAAGTATAAGGTCTTTCTTAGACTCACTGTCCATAGCTTTATATGCTTCTGTCTGAACCAGATTGTCTAGGATAATCTTAGCCATGTTGCCCGACTGTTTAATATATGATGCGTATTCTTCCGGGGTTAGCTCGACATCGACACCTGCGAGTGTCATGGTCTTATCCGGCCTAGAAATCTTCATACCGAGTCGTGCGACTTCAGACTTGATCGGGCTGGACTTATCTACTTGGGACTGGCGGATTGGGTTTAGCACATTGGTGGCAGCGGTAAGAGCTTGCCACTGCTCGGTGTCTTCTGGTTTAGTGTAGCCGACACGCACGATCTCATCACCCCAAGCGTCCAACCTAGCCGGGAGCATTTTGGACAAGAAAGGTGTCCGGCTTTGCAGAACGTCAAGAAAACCCTCTGTCTGGCGCAGGGTGGGGTCTACGCCTCTGGCTATTTGCGGAAGGACATTAGGTATTATTGAAGCCGCCATACCTTCTAGATACTTTTGACCATACCTCTCTGGATAAAGAACGGCTTCGATAAAATTAGATATGCCTTGCAAGAATGTTTTATCAAACACGTTCTTGGCCAAAGACATAGGCAACAGTGTGGCTATGTTTTCTGCCTCGTCTTTTTCTAGATAATCTTGGAGTGTGAAGAAATCTGCGGTAACGCCGACTACCGTCGAGAGCGGCTCCATGCGGGCGTATGAGTAGTAAGTGTCACCTATCTTAAAGCTATACGGCTGCCACCCGGTCGCCAATAAGCTGGCGCGTTCGCCCGGATCGCTTGGCCCGCCCCCTGTGACCAGCCCTTCACCGAACATATATCCGATAGTTCCGGTTATACCGGCACCCATAGTTAGCCGGGCAACAGCCTGGTCACGCTTGCGCCCGCCCGCCCGAATGTCTTTCCAAAAAGCCTTCGTTGTCGGGGCTAATAGGCTACGGTCACGCGCGTACTTTAGGATGTTTACCGGAGTGCGAATAAACGGAACTAGATACCTAAATCCGGGGTGCTTTCTGGCGAACTCCTGCACACTCTTCGGCCAACCAATGAGATCATTCTGAAAAGTCTGATACCGCGCAAACTCATCAGCCTGCTTCTGCATGGCCTTGGTTGGGTTGTCTAGATATTTCTTATACAGACGCTCTAGCTCTACCTTGTCGCCTTTAGCTTCTTTCAGCGCCCTCTGATACGCAAGCGACGCAAGCTCTCCGCGACGGCTGATCCCTTTGAACAGTTCATCTTGCACCTCTAGGGCGCGAGAAGGGATGCGGATGATCTTACCCTTCACGCCGCTTATAGATTCGCGCCGGATCAACTCGGTCTTGCTGAGATCGGCTGGAAGGTCTTCGCCCTTGATAACTTTGTTAGCCGCACGCAATCCGTCGAGCGTACCCTGCACCATTCCTGTCGCACGTTTTTGTACTTCACGCGCAGTGATCCTGTCCGAAGACCGAGTTATCTTACCAACACCCGCCGCGAGGAGTTCTTCTGGCAGCTTCATAAGCGCGGTTAAGGCGTTTGAGGTAGAGTTGACAACGTGTGTATACGGTCCTGCGAGAAGACCATTGATCCACACTTCGAGCATTTTATCGCCCATACCAGGCTTGGCCACATCGCTGATAAACTTAGCAGCAGCATCTGCGTCGTCTAGACTACCCACAAGATCGAGCAATTCGTTGATCTTTTTCGGATCACGCACGCTGGTTATGTCACCGACAATCGCCTTAAGGGCGTCAGTTCTGTCCGCTGCTTGCGTCTCGCGCATGGCTCGCATGGCCCGGCCAATCTCGGCTGTGGCCCCGGATAGTTGCTCTTGAAATGCGGCTTGACGCATAATAGCTTCGAGCGCCGCGTTCTTTAGGTTTTCGTCAGCAGGGTTTTCTTTCCATTTACGCGCTGCGGATATTGCGTTTTCGCTTGTGGCCGCAACTGCACGACGGGCGGCAATAATCCATTCGGCGTTCATAGCCTGGCCTAACTTTCGGCCAAGGAGATTTTCAAGGCTTACTTGATCGGCAAGATTCTCCATCTCTGGGACTGACACAACGCCGCGCCTTGCCTCGATAAACTCATTATTGCTCTTAGCCACCTCGTTGACGAGGTTCTTGGCATCTTCTGTCGTTTCGAGTTTGGATAGGTTGATGTTGCCTGCGAACTCAACCGGGACTGCCGTCTCGTCCGGGGTGGACCGCAGTGCTTCCTGTGCCCGTGCTAAAGAAGCGTTAGTAACTTCGATGTCAGGCTTAGGCGGTGGCGGGATGTCTCTAGTTACCGGGCGGATAGGTGGGAGAGTAGGACGCGGGGGCGCGGCGAGAGTCTCCATAGCTGTAGGTAGCGGCACTCGCGGCGGGGCCACGGGCTTGGCTTGCTCTAGCGCCGCTGCCATGCGACCGGGCGAGACGGGGCGAGCGCGTTGTGGGATCATCGCCCCGCCCGGAACGTACCCCATAGGTGCTCGAAGACCTTCCGCTTCGAGGAATCCGAGAAGTTGCTCCGCCGCACGTTCGGGAGTTTGCTTTACGCTAGTGAGGTTTTCGATCAGGCCGAGAAGCCCGATGTCTTCCATCAACTGCCCGCCACCTCTGGCAAGACCCTCAAGCCCAGCTTGGACCGTAGTGAGTGCGCCAGCCCCAACATCTAGCGCAGGGGCGTACAGATATTGTCCTAGTACCCCGAGGTTTTCGACCGCTTGCCGGTTCTCAGGATCGAGGCCCATTGACGGCTCGCGCCGGATAACATCCGTCGCCCCGCGCCCAATGGCTTGCAAGAGAGTGTCGCCGATTTCCGGCGCTTGGGATTCTGGCGTCTGTATAAGGACCGCGCCCTCATCACCCGGCAGTGTGGGCGGTACAACGTATACACCTTTACCGCCAGCATCGCGGTAGTTGATCGCTTGGATAAGCTGAACAGGCGTACCTTCGTCGTTACGAAGAACGTCGAACCCTGGTATCTCGGCGATGAGTTTCTCTAGTTTGCTAAGATCAGCGCCCGCGTCAAACGCCGCCTGAAGTTTGGCGGCGTATGCGGTGTAACTAGGGGCTTTAGTGGCCATAGGACTGTGTACCCTCTAGTGTTATTTTCCCCGTCGAGCAGCGAGTTCTTTGGCTAACGCTGCCAGAGCTTGAGTGTCGCTCGTTGGTGCGGCCCCTATCCTCGTCATCTTTGTTGGATTACGCGGGTCGAATGAATACACCCCTGCCCCGCCATATGGCCCCGCACCTAGTTCCCGGATCGTGGGGGCGGGACCGTAGCTGGGCTGTTGCTGCTGCCACTTGAACTGACGCTCGGCCAAGCCGAGTCGTGCAGCTTCGCCAGGAGCCATTCTCTTAGGTACCGTGGCGACTACCTCACCGGTATCCGTATCGACGACTTGGATAGCATCACCAATATCTCGGTCCTTAGTGTTCCTCGGCATATCGCGGTCGGTAAGCTGCGACGATCCGTCTTGGAACTCAATCCGCATCTTACCTGTGGCCGCATCGCGTATGTATTTCATGACCTGCTTCGGACGGAAAAGCTCCTCACGCACAGTCTTCATTGCCTCTGCGGAGTCTAGATTTTTCAACAAGTCTCTCTTGGCTTCTGGTAACGCATCGGAGTAGCGATCAATAAAGGCTCTCTGCTGCGCTTCTCGCGCGGCCTTCTCCTGCAACTGCGCCAACTGAAGCTGGCTGGCTACTCGGCCCTGCGCGGTCTGCCGTACATTCTGCATCACTTCTTGCGGCGTAGTCTGCGATCTACGCGCACCCGAACGAAGAAGCGCGCCCAGCGCCATGAGCTTCTCGCCGCCGGTCAGTGCCTGCCGTATGTCCCCGGACATGAGGCGCTGCATATCCTGTACATATTTAGCTGTCGGTGAGAGCTGCGGCGTGATGGGCTGATCGCCGGGAGTAGCAACGGCGTCTTCTTGGCGGGGCCCCATCAGCGAACTCATCGCTTGCGGCATAAAGAGAGGATTGATTGCCATTAAAAAAGTCCCAGTTCTTTAAGACCACCCAAGATACCCACGGCACTGCCAGCAGTTCCAAGGAAACCCTCACCCGGCACAGTCGAAGTCTGCGTCTGCGAAGTCACTGTCGGAAGCCCGGTCAGTCCCGACTGGAAGATACGCAGTTGCTCAACCGGATAGCCGCGCTGCGCCAAGAAGTCCTGATACGCAACGTCAAGGTTCTGCTGCGCCATCTGACGCTGCGCCTGACCAGCCGCCTGAAGCATACCCGCCCGCGTCTGGGCCTGTTGAAGAGCCTGATTGCCGTAGCCCGCAAGAGCCGCAGCACCAGCCAACTGCTGTGCTGGCAGACCCTGTGCAAGCCCAGCGGCCTGGCCGTAACCCTGCTGATACAAGTTCGCCAGCGTCTGAGCCGTGTTCAAGTCCTGCTCGGCTGCAAGCTGCGCCTCATAGACACCCCGGCGAGTGTTACCGAACGCACCCGATGCAGCCAACCTAGCTTGTGTCGCAGCGTCACGTTCTGCGCGGGACTGAGCAAGTCGGGCCATTGTGGCGTCAATGACGTTCTGCTGATACGGCGACATGAAGCCGGAGACATCTTGCTGGAACTGCGCGGGGCTGTAACCTGCTGCGCGAGTGGCGGTTTGTGCTGCAAGCGCGAGTTCTGGAGCACCTACCCCACCGGTCGCTGCCTGCTCGGCCATCCCGAACGCAGCGGTTTCCTGTGGCCGGAAGCCAGCAACTCGCGGGCCGGTATATGGGACATACGGCAACTGAGATACTTGACTAGCCGCCGCAACATTCTGTTGAAGTGCCTCGCGGACGAACGGATCGAGCGTGTTCTGGCTCGTCGTTGTTGAAGTTTGGCTACCACCACCCGACATATCTTTATAGCTCCTTCGCCAAAGTCGTGCGGACTGGTTTCGCACCTCGGCTTGCAAGTACCCTGATCCAGCCCTTTCTACCAGAAATCGTGATAGATTTACACCCTATAGTTTTCGCGTACATTTCTAAAGACTCGATCATGTCCAGAAGTTGATCCAAGTCACCACCACCAAGAAATACATGAAGAACTTTGCATTTCGGGTAGATTAGTATTTCCGTTACGAGGCAGCCTCTTTTGGCGGGCCAGAACTGGAAACGCCCGTCTACGATACCAGCCCAGATGTCTTCAAGGTCATGCGTGTTACCGCCGTGATCCAATGCGCCCTGTATCCAGTCGGTGCATTTATCAAAATCCTGTCGCACATCCGTCATTGCTGTACCTGTGTAACACTAAGTGTGACAGCCGGAGCGGCTGGTGCGTAAGCTGTAGCTGCGACATTATCAATGGTAACGGAAGTGTTACTAGATGCGAATACTAGCTCGACGTAGTCTGAGGCAGCCAAAGAAACGGTCTCATTTAAAGCCATAGGGACGTAGCCGTTGTTAACGTCCGACGTGACGATACGCGTACTATTGGCGATGTCCGTGCCGTTCTTGCGGAACCAGAAACGGATGTCCTTGGCTGATGAGCTCCCACTCGTAAGCTGCACTGTCGCGTCAAACTGATAAAGGCCAGACTGCGGCACCACGATACGGGAGGTTGGCGTACCAATTACAACGCCGTTGCTTATCTCGGTGGAATCAAAAGTAACAGTATACGCCGTATCAGCCGCAGCGGGGGTCTGGCCCGTAGTCTTAGAGAAGCCGCCGTAATACTGCATCTGCTGAATCGTTGGGCGTACGAAGATCACGCCGTTGGTCGCATCGGAAGTTAGGCAGGCTGCAACCGGAATGACGTTGTTAGGGGCTGTTGGCTTTGTGTTAATTAAACCACCAGCAGTAGAGGGTGAAGCGTACAAGATGTCGCCAACGCTAAAGGCGCTCGTATCCACGTCACGGACGAAACCCCAAGTACAGCAGTAACCTCTATCGCCGCTGTCCGGCAGGTTGTGTGTCATTACCCCCAAGATGTAGAGGCTCGGTGACGAACCATCCGCAAGATATGGGGAGACAAGAAGCGCGTTATCTGTTGCCCCCGCAAAGCCAACTACCGCGCCATTCGGGATCGTAGAGCCGGTAGTGTTTCCGACGCGGGCATACGTTTCTTGGCCAATCTGCTGAACAACGCCGTATTCCATGCCGAGGTTCAACGTGGCATCAGTCTGGTTCCACGACATACTGCCCGTCTCTATAGTCAGGCTTTGGTCCGTCAGGAACTTTGCGTCGCCAACGATAAGTTTCGCTGGCGGGTACACGCCGACATCTTGGCCGCGCTTGTAATTGCGGCCATCTTCTTGTTCGAGGATACGACTGCGCTGCCGCTCCTGCGATACGTCATACCGATCTGGCGGGTCAGGAAGCCTCACCTACGACCGCCCTGGATAGCGTTCACACGCATGACGCCGACGCGCCAGTCTGTGTCTCGCGCACCGTCAAATCGCATATTGATCTGCCGACCGTTCAATCGGACACTTGTCGGGTTCGACATCGAGTACGGGCCGTAAGATGTCTCATCACCAGTCGGGTAGTTGCGCTTGATAAACGTGGCCGTGACATCGCCCAGCGTGTTCTCGTCCGGCACGATCTCGTTGATGTGCATGAACCGCTCACCGTTGCCGATCTGCATTGGGCCGCTCTCGGCGTAGACATCGCCGCCGCCCGGCCTGTTGAAAGCAACTTCGTGGTCGTAGACGTAGCCATCTGCCGCCCACATCATCGGATAGTTGAACACGTTCTTGTCAACGCCGCAAGTGCGCGACAGAGAACCAATCGACCAGTGGTTTTCATGATAGTTCCACACGACGTATCGGTCGATCTCGCTCGCCCCGCCAGATGGATAGAACCACCACACTTCACCATACTCGGTGTTAGGAACCGCTACGATCATGGAACGCTGCGAACGGTTCATGTCGGAGAACACATAGTCTTCGACCTCGGACGGAAGCGGCTTGACGTAGCCGTCGTAGATGAAGAAGCCACGCGACCCCATCCACACAGCCATATTGTCGAGAATAGCTACAGCTTGGCGTGAGATAACGCCGCAGTTGCTGCCCGCGATCTCGAAGCGATACACGAATGGCAGACCCTCGTAAGTCGCAACGTGCGCGTCAACGTCAGTGAGAATGAGTTGGCGTCCGCGAATACGCCTGGCGCACATAACGCTACCGGCTGTGGTTAGCGTATAGCTGCCAGCCTGATTGGTTGACGATGGCGTCCATACCGTGTTGTTCTCAAGGTCGCACCAGTCGATGCGACGAGGATCGCCACCTGCGCCGAGAGCAAAGATCGAACGCTCGTCAGTGGCGCTAAGGCCAACGCAGTCCACCGGGGAGTTAGTAATCTGAGCGGCTACTGTCGGCGTTGTATCGTCGAGTTGCCACTCATAGAGTTTGCCATCAGAAGTGGCGCAGGCGATCAGGTACTCGCCCCAAGTATCTAGGCTCCAGGTTGTCGCTTCAGTAACCGGGCTGATGTCGGGGCGCGGTGTGCCGAAGGCATACTCGCCGTAGTTCAGAGAGCCGTACCCGGTGTTGTCATCACCCGTGGACGGCCCCGTCGTGAACCCGGTCGGCGTAATATCGACCACGGTGCTGCCGCTGTTGAGCGAATAGAGATTGGTGTTTGTGCCTACAGCTAGACGGCGGGTGCCGTCGTTAGCCCGCCACGCTAGGGTGCTGCGCGGCACGCCGCTTACGGCGGTGTCGTTGCGAACACGCCATCCCCCGACCGGCATCATGGCCCCGTTGTTCCACCGCACCAAGTTCGCGTCGTACCAGCGCCCGGCGGACTGTAATTCAGTCCCGTTGCGGTAGACCCCAGGGGGCGGAATGATAGGTATCAGAGCCATAGTTCTCTATCCAAAAAGCCGTCTCCGGCTTATACCATTATTTGCCCGCATTTACAGCCCGCTCCCATGCCTCGACTGTCAAGCGATGCTTGACGGCGCAGTCACCATAGGCCGAGATCAATGCGCTCTCCCAGACCGCTCGCTCTGGATCAATGAGCGGTTCTGGTGGTTGCCCAAGGCTGCTGCAATCACTCGCCAGATTTGCCGGTGGCGCTGGCATTGGCGCTATCGACACTGCCTTTGAGCAGCCCGACAACACTATCAGGAGCAGCACAGTCAGGACTAGGAGCAGGCACGCTCTCGTAAATCGTCCGAATTTCTCGCACTGTGGCTCGCTGTAGTCCAGCGGCTCTATCGCGTTCAGCTTCGTAGTCTCTTGCGGATTGATCCACTTCATCTTGCATTTCCTTGCGTTGCTTCTCCGCCTTTTCGAACGCCTTCGCAACCGCAGCATCGCACTGCCAATCGCGTATCTTGTAGCCAGCTATAGCGCCGACAGCCAATGCGCCTGCGGCAGCGTATGCGAGAAGGGGGTTAAACGGTATCACTATCCGAACCCCTGATCTTGCCCCACTCACGCACGGCGAATGCGGTCGAACAGGCAGTGATAATGGCGGCGAAACCCATGGGTTCTAGAGGCTCCCCGCTGGAAAGCGGGAGGTAAACTGCGTTGACGCACACACCGATGGAAATACCGATGCAGCTTACAGGACGCCACCACACACGGATTTTAGCGCGTATCTTCTGTTCGAATGTCATGCTGGGTAATCCCTCCAAGGCAGTTGCCAGTGAGGGCCGTCGCGCCATTTCCAATCGCCGCCCCACTCGATCTTCACGCCTACATCTTGTGCGGCCTTCTTGATGATGGGGGCAAGGCGGTCATACACTGCCCAGTCCCAAGTTACCTTACCGTCAACCATAGGGGCGATGTCGATTGCGTGGCCGGTGAGGTGACGACTGCGCATTGTCTTGGATTTGCCGGTCGTATAGTATCTACGCTGCTGCGCGAGAGTACGCAGACCTTCAAGGACAGTGAAGTCCATATCCGTTATAGCGATGGCGCGGTCCATCACTTTGCGAAGGTCGGGGTGGATGCCTTTCATTCGTGTCAATGATCGAGAACCAAACGCGTAGGGCATCGAAGGTCACCTTTATATTGCTTCACCACGGAAATAGGCGATTTCGCTACCCGCCTATCTTCATTTTGAAGGCAGCCCACAAAACACCAATCGCAGTCGCCAGACCGGCAAGCCATTTGACAAATGCGACAACGCCAGAAGCAGTCTCCCACATCTTCACTAGCCCAGCAACCTCTTTACTAAGATCATGGACTTCCTGACGCAAATCAGCCATCTCCTTTTGGAGCAAGATGACTTCGACTTCTGGAGGGTTGTCAGACATTTAGGTAGTCCTTAGGCAAGCGTGGCAGGATCAACCCAATCGGGGTTCAGCGTCCAGTCAGTTCCGTCAAAGAAATACTTCCAGCCAGCCCAATCATCAGGAGCAGTCACGCCCGTGTGAACAGTCGTGTTGCCGCTGTTGCAGTCGGCAATGATAAGTTCTTCAGGATCGCCAATTACAATGCGATCTGCCTCAACGGTGATCTGCTTGTCATCATCGAAGACGTAGAGCGAAATGTTGTTGTCGTTACGAGTAATAGTCTGTGACATGATGCGTTCCTTAGCCTTTGATAATTAACTCTGTAGCTGAAATGGCGGTTCCTGCCAACACGGAAGGGCTGTCAGGGGTAGTCGATAGCGTCCCATCAGTCTGCACATAATACTGTGAACCAGCGGTTAGTCCAGTCTGCGCGTCATCGACTGATGTGGCGATCTGAATAGTGGCAGTGGCAGTGTCTGCATACGCGCCGTCAGAGATGCCGATGAAGTTGGAGGCGGTGAGGTTGGTGCTTTCGTTCTGAAAGACAACAGCCGTGCCACGGCTTGAATTGCCTTGGTCCGTATAGGGAATTACAACTTTCTCATTAACGCTGTCATAGACTGGCGCGAATTCGTAGCTGCTAGCGTTCTCAAATACAGTGGGGGAACCAAAGGAAATAGAGGTGCCAGAGACTGTGCCAACAACAAGAGTGCCGTAGTTTGAGTTGCCTTCGTCTCTATAGACAACCACCACTTTCGCATTCAAGCTATCGTAGGTGATTTTGGTGTAGGAGGTGATGGCGCTCTCAAAAACTACAGGAGTGCCGAAGGAAATAGATGTGCCGGAAACGGTGCCTACAACGGCAGTGCCGTATTCTGAGTTATCCCTGTCCACATAGGCGATGACGATTTTCTGAGAATTGCTGTCGTAAGTCGCTGCTGTTTCGTAGACTTCATTAGCAAACACAACAGAAGTCCCGAAGGAAATAGATGTGCCACTTACCGTTCCGACAACTGCATATCCGTAGTTGCTAGCTTCGTATGTTATAACTGCTTTTCCGCTTGCACTATCGTAAGTGGCTGACATATAGCTTGAAGTAGAACTGTTAAACACTGCGGCAGTGCCAAAGGAAATAGAAGTGCCTGAGACTGTGCCGACAACAGCACGGCCATAGTTGGTGAGGCCTCTAAAGGCAATTACAGCCTTCTGAGCAGTGCTATCGTAGATGCAGTTAACAAAGCTGGTGCTAGAGGTATGAAACACAGTGGGGGAGCCAAAGGAGATAGAGGTGCCGGAAACAGTTCCTACAATGGCCGTGCCACGGCTTGAATTGCCAGCATCCTGATAGGCGATTACGACTTTCTCATTCACGCTGTCGTAGGCAACAGAGGGGTAGTAGGTGCTAGCACTTTCAAACACTACAGGAGTGCCGAAGGAAATAGATGTGCCGGAAACAGTTCCGACTACCGCAGTGCCGTAGTTAGAGTTGCCACCATCCCGATAGGCAATTACGACTTTTTGAGCGGCGCTGTGGTAGGTTGCGCCGCTATCACGGGTGCTAGCGTTATTAAACAAAACGGGAGTGCCGACGATCTGAGAAACGTCCGCAACAACGCTCACAGT